TGGAGGTTGCAATGCCCACTGGCTGAAAAGGAAGTCTTTAATCTCAATCGCTTCCCCTTCTTCAAACTTAGTTCTAATGGATTTCTCTACTTGAACGAAATAAGGAGTTGGCAATCCTGTCACCTGACCACTAGCTTTTGCTAGATATTCTACCAGAGCAGCAACATCTTCTGTTGCAATATCAGCATACGGGTCTTGCCCTTGATTGTATAGCTTCTTGGCTTTCAGGAAAATCATCTGTAAATCTCGACCAGTTTGAGCCACTGGACTAACTTGATAATCAAATGGTTGGTCGGTTAGCCACCCCCACATTGATTGAACTAACTGTCCTCCTATTAAGATAAAATTCAAGGGACCGAGAATACCAGCCCTAGCCTGCCTCTCAGGTTTCCACTGGAAAGCATCAGCTATGTATTGAAACATCATGGGAAGGATAACCCAGGTTAATAAAATAGTAGAGGCCGCCTTACTCCGACTTCCTCTACCGTATTTGAAGTTCCGCATATTATCGCCTATCATTCTGAAATACTTGTTAGGCTGATTCTGGAACATGGTCATTAACTTTAGCCACGAACTGCCATTTTGAATAGCAGAGAGTGTATCAATACCAAAAGAAGGCTGAGTCCTCCCTGTGGTATCTTCAGCAGCGGCAATCGCTTCTTCTTGAGATAATCCCTTTTTAAGACCTTCCTTATATTTAGCCCACATACCCTGAGTAACAGCGAAAGTATCGCCGGCTCTAATTTGTAGTAAGAACCAGTCTGTGAACTTACCCTGACCGGATATTGCTTTACTTCCATGCTTCTCCATAGCAGCTCGAATGTCTCGTTCAAAGCCTACACTCATTCTATTTCTAAACATCTCGGAGTTATTGTAGAGGAACTTGAAATTAGAGACTGGTGCTTTCCAGAAGTCGGCTACCCCTGTAAAGAAGTCAGGCACGTTCATCTCCGAAATATAGCCAAAGAAAGATGGTATCTGCTTCAGTAAAATCACAGGTTTAATAGCCAGGATAGACTTGGTGAAATTCCTCCTGAGCCAATCAGCCCCTCTATTCGTTGCCGCTGACTCAACCCCGTCTCTGGCCATCTGATTGATGAAGGTATCTATTAACTTTGTTATTCCTGTGCCGTGATATTCCTCAATAGCCTGTCTGACCTGTGTGCTGCTAAATGCTCGGCGTAAATCCCTGATTGTCAAAGCCCAAGCCTTGAAGTGTTCCATCTGCTGTATATGGTTCGATAATATCTGCGTAGCCCCATTAAACTTCAACGGTCGGACATTTTTCTGCCTTGACTTCAGACTCCCATTAAGAACAGAGGCGTATTGTGAAGCGTCTTGGAAGGTTAATATCTGCTCGGCTATATTACCTCCAAAATCACGTCTAATTGGCGAATATCTCATATTGTGAGGGAGGTTGACGTTGTAAAGTTCTTTGTAAATCTCATTAACCGACTGGTAGTATTCCTCGTAGAAGGTGAATATCGCATCAGATAACTGCTTTTCTTGTTCTGTAAGAGTATTCGTTATTGCATCTATGACTTTCTGAGACCATCCCATGCCAGTGGTGAAAGTATTACTTAGCGTGGTATCTTGCATCTGCATATACTTGGCTATCATTTCATCCCGTGTCATCACTAATGGGAAGGTATCTTCCTTAACTGGTTCGCCCAATTCAACCTGATGGAGTTTATATTCTTCTGTTAATTCAAACGTGCCGAGATTGACTTCTTCATCTAGCCCGTTGAGTATCTGGTTTACCTCACGCTTTGATTTTGTTTTATAGATGTCCTTAACAGCAATTTGGACCTTTTCAAATGTTTCCCTAACTCCAGTCGCCTGTCTCTGGGTAGCCCTATGAGCTTGAGCTACGAACTGGTTGATAGCACTTTGATATGGTTCTGAGGTCGGGTCTAGTTTGCTCAACTTGTCGGCAAGGTTATCTATAGAATACTGCCAGTTAACGAATGTATCTAACCAAGAAGGCTTCGCTGCCAACTGCTTCCTCGATACAGCCCCTATAGCCGTTTTAAGTCCCTTGCCTCCGGTGATGATGTTTATAAAGTCGGCTCGAACATTGTTTATTCTATCATTATTGGCTTCCTGTTTGGCCTGTCTCTCTGACCTGCCTATTGTCTCAAGTATCTTGATATACTCAAGGGTGTTCGCTAGTTCCTCTGATGACATACCATCTATACCGGCGAAGTTGAGGGACTCATTGGCTTTAAGCATATCCTCGTAGGATAACTCGCCATCCTCGTACTTCCTTATATTCTCAACAATCTTTTCCCTGGCTATGTCCCTATCGACATTAAGGTTATGAGTGATAACATCAATCCGTTCTTGAACTTCAGGGGTGAACTTCCCTTTGAGAATATGGTCTTTTATCTTGGCCTGTGCTTTCTTGATTTCCTTATTGATTTCAGCCTTGAGAACTTTCTGGGCATTTAGTTCAGCAACTTCTTGGACCTTTGCCATCTGAGTTTGCAGTTGAGCATCGGTTTTAACTCTGGCAACGGAGGTAACAAACTTCCCCCTGACATTTGTGGGCAGGTTTTCTCTTACGAACTTAGCCAGTGAAGCCTTAACCGTTTCTCTATCCTGTAACTTCTTTGACCATATATCAGCCATCTTGGAGAGTTCATCTAATTGTCGCCTAACCTCAGCTTCTGCAGCAGGTTCTTTTACTGCTTCTGGCACAATCCCCTCAGCAACTGGTTCAATGCCCTCTATTTTGGCTTCTGGGGCTATTCTAGCAGCTTCATAGACCTTCAAGACTTCATCTAGTTGTTTAGTATCATATTGAGGGAATAAGTTTACCGCTTCGCCTCCGTGATAAGGTATTTCCCTATTACCAAGTTCTGTCTCAACCTTTTTGATTGCCGTTTCAAGATGTGCGGGTCTAGTGAATTCAGCCAGATTTTGCTGTGCCTCCAATCTAGCTAGTTCTAACTTCAACTCAGGTTTAGTGCCTTGCCCTTTAGGAAGGCGACCCTTTACATCCAATAAATTATTGATTTCAGTTATTCTTGCTTCTGTAGCAGGCTTCCTAGCCTGTTGAAGTTTAAGTTGGTCTTCCATCGAAATTTGAGTAACTTTACCCTTGCCTAGAGGGAACACTTCTTTACCTGCTACTTCTTCTGGAATCATACTAGGTTGCAAGCCAGCTTCAGGTTCACCAACTTCTGCTTTTGGTATTGGTGCAACCTCTGGGGTAGTAGGAACTATAGGTGGCACTCCTGAAGGGGTAACTTCTTCACCACCAGGAAGGGTTATCGCACCAGTCTCATCATTGATTATTTCCTCGAGCTTCTCAGCGATAGTTTCCCGGAGACTGCCTTCTCCAACTTCATTCTTTAAGGATTCGTTTATCTTATTGTATGTCCCAACTGCCACCTGTCCAGTTCCACCCAATATCGTGGTCAGTAAGAATGTCTGTGGAGCTACCTCCTTGAAAGCCTCCCACCAAGTTATCTTGCCCTCTCTCAGTCCAGCCTCTACCTCAATAGCAGATTGGCCTTTTTGGGTAATGGTTTCTGTCAGTAATTCCTCACCATATAGAGCACCAAGTTTCCCTATAATTCTGGTTGCGATAGACCGCCCAACCATCTTGCCAAGAGGAGCAGTTAATATTTTGGCAAAGGCAAGGTTACTCAGAGCTTCAGGCACTGCTTCCCATAGTCCATACTGTGTTGCCTTGCTCTCAAAATCAGCCTTGAGCTGGTCTTCTTCTACTTGGGTTAGTCCCTTACCAGTTTGTGCTATCTTTTCATCGTTCTTTGCTTCGAGATACTGCTGCATTATCTGGTAGGTGGACATACGATATGCAACTGCACCTGAAGCTGCTGTCCCCGATACCCAAGCAGCTATCCTTGCACCCGGCACAGGAGCTAGAGCTAATGGAACTCCAACGCCAAGACCAGCACCCATTGAGGTCAATGAGAAAGCTATGTTCTGAGGTAGTTGGGCTATATCTGTAAAATCAATCGGAAGTATCGACTCTCCATACTTCTCGCTAGTCTCCTTAACAAACTTATCTATATCGGTATTGGCATCCTGAATAAATCTGTCAGCCCAGTCCTTATCTACTACACTGGCTCCACCCTGTCCCTGAATTGCTTGTAAAATTGAAGCCCCTAGTTGTCTCGGAACTTTAGTTAGTGCCTCCCCGAAAACCTTGACTACAGTGGGTAATTCCTTTGCTGCCTCCCTGGTCAAAACCCACTCATCCAAACCAGCCTCACTACCTTTAGGGTATCTCCTAATCTTTTCATTCTGAGTAATGACCTCTCCAGTCCTGACACTTTGCCATATAGCTTCTCCAACTTCTCCAGTGGGTTCTATCGGGGCAATGCCCGGTCTAATAGGTGCTCTGCCTGGTAATACAGCAGGTATTTCATCAGCACTGAAATAGTCTTTAAGAGCCTGCTCTGTAATACTGGGGTATAATTGCCTGACCAGTTTCTCTGAACTCTCATTTCTGCCGGCTGTTATCAGCTCACTCCTGAGTTTGTCAGGATTGTTGCCGTAGTATTCTGCTGCCCAGTCGAGAGTATTCGGTGTTACTTTGGGCAAAACTTCTATCATTGTTTGACCGAGCTCGCTAATCTGAGAAGTAAAGAACTCATCAATCAATTCATTACTTGCACCCAGATTCCTGAGTATGTTCTCAGTATCAGGAGTTCTTCCGGTATCAAGTAATATTTGTCCAAACGTATCGAAATCTGTTTGAGCAAGCTGTATTAAGTTCTCTACCGATGTCTCAGGCGGCGCGCCATTTTCAAAGTATGTTGGAAAAACATTAGTGAAGCTAGTAACTAATTGTCCTTGCTCTGTAACCTCTTGTCTTTGCTGTAACTCCTGTCTTTGTCCTAAACCCTCATAGTCAAAGCCTTCAGGCTCAACAACCGGAGCAGGCTCAAGGGGAACAGATAATGCCTCAAGTTCTGCCTTTGTGTATCTCTTACCCTCTGGTGATATAGCGGCATATTCCTGCACATCACCTTCATCACCATAAACAATATCGGCAAACTCCCACTTTTCAGGAGAGACATAAGTATATTTAGGCTGCTCTAGCTCATCCCAATCTACCTTGACCATCCAATCAGGCTCAAGGTCAAAGCCATACGCCTTAGCTTGAGGGGTAGTCATATAGTAAGATTGTTTGCGGCGCACCTTATTTATCAGGCTTTGAAGGTCATCCCTGCGCTCTTGGCTAGTTTGCATTGTCATTTATCTAATCTCAAACGTGTCTTTTTCTATGGAAATCCTTGTGCCATTAGTTGCAATATAAGTTACTTCATACTTCTTAGCAGGTTGTGTTGCTGTCTGAAAATCATAATGATATGTGCCCGTAGAGTCCTTTGTCATAGCTACTGCATTAATCACAATGGTATCATCCCACTTAATAGTAATGGTCATGGAAGTAACAGGGTCTTGTGGAGTACCACCAGAGTCCTTCACAATTATTGAGCATATTACAGTTTCACCTATATCAAAAGTAGCCATATTATCCTTCCTCCATAATGCTTGTAATAGTTAAACCAGTTGACGGTGTAGAGACTATTATCAGGTCAGCCGTTAAGCTAGAGGCAACATTGAACTGATTGCTGGTTACTGAACTTATGAAATGCCCATTAATAATTACGGAAGTTATATCTAGCTTCTGGTCTGTCATCTTAATTCCCCACTAATCTTAAATAGCGTCCCCACTTTAGATACTAAAGATAGTATCCTGTCTATCCAATGTAGAGACATTCCCTTTACCATTAACCCCACCCCCATAGTCATACCCTTAGTTATCACACTGGAATCCTTTCATAAATGCTTTCATTGGCAGCATTGCCTGCTTTATCTTTCAGGTCAAACGTCCTTATCGGGGTCTCCCCATCAGTGTCATAGAATATCATCTGGTTATCTAATATCTTCCACCTGCCCTGCTCTATCTGCTTAATAAAAGCGAGGTCGGTACGGACATCCTCTATGTTTGATACCGCACCAGACGAGTCAACCGCCCTATCCACAGTAATATAAGCAGCAGGTTCAATAGGAGACATAGGCTGACCTCCTGAGTCAAGAGCCACAAGGTTGCCAGTTATCTCACAAGTTGTCCAGCTAACTCTATCCTCAAACTTGACCTTAGCATTTTTTAAGGTAACTGTGATGACCACATTCCTTGCTGAGTCCAAAACTTCCTTACCCCCGGCATCCACAATCTCATCATCATCCAAAGCATTTGGCTTGGAGGCAAGGTCTCTCAGGGTATCGTATAAGTCCTGAGCCCTGAGAGATACCGAAGGAGCAGCTACCTCAATTATTCTAGGCGACAGAGTCCAGTTCACTGTCAGGTCGCTTCTGATTGTCATGCTTCTCCAGCCCCTTACAATTCTTTTCTATCTGGTCAGCCAATGCTCTGAGTTGGGCGGGGTAGAACTCTCCGTGAAGCTCTACCCAAGCCTGTCCTCTTAGTAGCGGGACTATTTCTGGTATATTATCTTCTTCCATTTTAACTCGCCTGCGGGTCAGTCGCTAGAATTGGGACAACATTCAAACCACTAGTAGGGAATGACCCATCTACTGTGTAGTCCTTAAACCCGTATTTCCTCACCCTAATTTTAACATCAAAGGCAGTAGCAAGGATGATGTTGTCTGACTCCTCTGTAGTAGTATCAGCCAGAACATCAAGTTGGGGAATGTAGAAGGCCCCAGTCTGACCAGTTGGGTCAGGAGTTACTCCACTTATAACCGCTCCGGAGAAACTGGTATAGGCAAACACTGTATCTCCCACTCTCAGATTACCACTTTGCGGTGCTTTCTCGCCATCTATACTCGCCGTTGCTGTGATTGAGTTAGTGGTTACAGACGATATAGTGTATTGGTTTTTGATAAGACTGGCTCCAGTCCTTGCAGCTATCAGGATATAGCATCCGACTAGACTAGCGTGGGATACATTAGCTTTCTTGTAGTTAGGGGGAACTTGCTGTGTTCCAGTAGCATCAGTCAACTGGAACGAAGCGACAGCATAATCTTCAACCCAGACACCCCTGGCACCAAAGAATGTGCCTCCAGCAAAACTACCAAACGGAGCTTGCTTTACTTCAGCGTATGTCGGCTCACTAGCGGAGAGGTATTCCTCACCTGCGTCTCCATTGACACTTAGAGCCGAGTTGTGGGCACAGACATATTTTAGGTATTGGTAAATCTGAAGCACTGTCCTCCCTGCTCCATCAATCACAACATTATAAGTTACAGCGCCAGCACCATTATTAAGGTCTTTGACAACTGTAGTTTGTGCAGATGTAGCCGTTGGAGTATATGTTCCCGTGGCACCTGTTAATTGGTTTGTGCCGTTAGGAGTGCCAGAAGTATTCTCAGCGTAAAGAACATTGCTTACCACCGCAATAAACTTGCCTGTCCAGCCAGAGACTGCCTGCGTAACTGTTTCTCCAACTACCCAGTCCCCACCACTTGTGCCTCCAGAGAACTTTCTCTGAACGAACAATGCCTTAATATCGCTGTATCCTTTGATGACAGAATACTCAGCAACTGTAGCGTGGTTAGTGGTTTGACAACCGAGGTCTCCTGCACCACGAGTTGACCTTTCCTTAACAACTTCAGCAGCAACAAAAGTTCCCTCTACCTGACAGAGATAAAGGTATCCGTTAGTGCTATCAATATATTGTATCCTGCCTGAAGCTCCTCCAGCACCATAGGCGAAGTTGCCAATATCAAAAGCCGTTGTAACGCTACCAGCAGTGCCAGCAACGGTAACAGCAACAGGAACCGAGAAGGTTGTGGGGCTTATAACCGTAACAGTCCGAACTCCGTCAATGGTAGGAGTGGAATTTGAACCTGATATTGTTACAATGTTGCCAGTAACCAAATTGTGTGTCCCCGTTGTAACTACAGTAGGGTCAGCCACAGTATTACCACTAATAGTTCTTACTTCGGTAACAGCAGCAACATCAAGGTAAATATCACCTGTAGTTTTGTAATTCAAGTCCTCAGCCGTATTGACACCAGCAGGGTTTCTACCACCAGCCGATAGGTCGGCTTCATTGTGGTCAAAGAGACCATCTGTATCTCTTGAGAATACTGTAACAATACCACTATCAATTAACGCCCCAGTATCCCTTATCTTGATTAGAATATCAATGTTACCCGGTATCCAGTAGGGGGTTATCTCGGCATCGTTCTGGACAATGTAAATCATTGAGTTCCTGAACTGTGAACCGATTGTGTATAGGTTAGCAAACACCTTACCAGATACATCTACAACATAATCAGAGGTTGTAACTGCTCCACCTTTCAGGAACTGGTAGGATGTCTCGTCTCCCATATCCCAACCATTAGTCCAGCGATATACCTGTGGCGTATCCGAGACAAATGGGAAGTCATCATCCATAAAGGCAGTGGCAGCGAACTTGGCTGCCAACCATTGGAAGAAGGCGAGGACTGTATAGACCTCCGTTCCTGACGAATGAGTTACTGTTTTCGCCGTAGTATTTACCGTGAATTCCGTTTCTAATGACATTTTTGTTTCCTCCTATTTATTTTATTATACTATGTTTGTTGCGGGTCTACTACTAAAGTTATAGGTAGACTGACACTACCCGATGCAGGAATATCTACCGCCTGCTTGAAATCTTTGTAACCATACTTTCTTACTCTCCATGTTGAATTATTAACTTGACCTCCAGTCCAAGATGTTGAGGCAATTCCACCAGCAATGGTTTGCTGATTCATAATCCAGGGTGATTCAGGTGGGTCTTGGTCAATGAAAGCCCAAGCACCAATAATAGGTTGATTAGGCACACCAGCAACTATCCCCTTAACAGTCATAGTTAATGTAACAGATGAGGGAAAGGTAACAGCTGCTCCATCTGATTTGTAAGTTGGAGTACCTCCGCCAACTATACTAATTGCAACAGTTCCTGTAGCCGCAAGAACATGGATTGCTGCATCCGTTGTCCCATTCGCACCATATCCAGTAAAAGTTAGGTTAGTAAAAGTGTAATCTCCCGCAGTGCCAAATCCTTCAAGCGCATAACCAGTTCCCTTACTGGCAAATGTTGTGTTGGTTATCAATGAAATGTTATCTACCACAAGAGCTTTTGCCCCAATGGCACTATCTATTGTGCATCCAGTAAAGGTTGCCCCATTTTGCGTTATAATATCGCACCTTCTGAAAGTGGAATTAAGTATAGTGCTGTTTGAAGCAAACCCAAAGACTCCCATATCTGTAAAGGTGCAGCTTCTTAGATAGACAGTTGCGTTGTCCGTAGTAACCCATCTTCCACGACTTACAGTGCTCAAGGACAGAATACTAATAGATGTTAAATCTACAAGGCTCGTTGCTTGTCTTACTTCAAACGCATTAAAGCCGGCTGTTACCTTGTTTGTATTCTGAATAATCAGCGACTTATTTTTGTCTATAAAATTAACAGCAGCACCATATCCAAAGATAATCAGCCCCTTGACAAGATACCCACCATCAATTGCCTGAATCAATCCCCAACGATTAGCGACATTATCATTTACCCCAGCATACCCGCTAAAAGTTGCGTAGTTAGCAGTTTCTCCTCCTGCTATTCTTGCTTCACAGCGACCATACCTGGTAGCATCGCATAAGAAAGGGTTACCCTTAAAGATTGAGTTAAAATTATTAACCGCTGCCCCAATATATTGAGAGTTTCCCAGACCCGTTCCTACTATATCGTCAGCAGTAAGAGTCGTATTAACTGCGTAGTTAATCCACCCTCCATAGACATAGGTCGTTTTACCGCCTACATCCCAAGATAAGAAGTTCGCTAAATCAGTTCCAACCATTATACGAATACCACCATCCACGTCTGCTTCAAGAGAACCAGGGGCTGCCCAATAAAACCAAACGAGAAAAGCACCGTCTGTAGGAAGGGTAATTCCAGCAGTATTGTTCACCATCATGCCACCAACCCCAGCAGCATTGAAGGCTTTTGACATAGCAAGTAATCCCTGAAAAGGATTATCATCATCCGATGAGGGGCCAGCACCGTATGTCCACCCCGAAGCCGTAGGTTCAGCCCACGTCTTACCCCCAGACTCACATAGGTCTATATCTATTAAATCAGTTGCATAACTTGGAACTGCCATTTATTTCTTCCTTGTCTTTTGTTTAGGCTTATCCTCTTTCTTTTCTACCTTGAAATCCCTATTCCTAGCTTCTTGCTTCGTATCACACCTACCCAAAACTTCCCCTGTCTCTGTATCTACTACCAGATGCTTGTCTTTTTCCTTCCGAATTACTAACATATTAACCTCCTATATGCAAGATATAAGCGAGTATCACTCCAACCACCACCGCCCAAACTATCACCTTGAGTTGAAAATTTATAGCATCCCACATAATACTAGACTCCCTTATTCCTTGTGGCTAAAGCCCTAATCTTCTCGGCCAGGTTAGGTAATGGGCGTTGCCCATTCTGATTCTCAAAGGGGCTTTTGAGTTCGGTAAGATGCTGAACAGCTATCTTCTTATTCCACTTCATTTAACTGCCTCCTCTATTTGTTATACTTACTTCTATTCGTGCTACGGCTCACTACCCTCGTATTGTTCTTTGACTTGCTCCCGCCCTTACTTAACGGAACCTTGTGGTCAACCTCTTTACCATCACCTTCCTTTAATCCTGAGTCTGCCCTTGCCTTGTTCCTTGCAGCCCTATCCGCTATCTGCTTAGGCTTCCCATGATAACTATTATATTCATTCTTGTAATCACGCGGCTTGTTTGGCATTTGTTACCTCCTCTGGTTGTCTCGTTTCCTCACCCCTCAAAGCTCCCTCAGCACCACCCATTGCATTCAATAACTGACCATTCCCCTTTGCCTTCTCCACCTCTGGAACTCTAGCTGATTGCGGTAATGGGACAGGTTGCATCCTTTGTTTTATAATACTTACTGCCCTCTCAATTAGTAACATCGACTGGAAGTTCTTGAGGTCTTTCTCAGTGCTGTCCTCCATCTCTTCGGCTTCCTCAGCATATCTTATTCCCATCTCTCCCAGTCCAATAGCGGGGTCAGCTTCCTTAGCTTTCTCAAGTTCCATGTCTTTGATTATCCCAGCAGGGTCATCCGCCATCAGTATATTAATCAGATTCCACTTCAAAGGCAATCTACCATATACCGCAGTAAACTCAGCCAGATTAGCTAGTTCCTGCCTCTTACTCTTAACCGATAAGTGATACGAAATAGCATAGTCTTTTGGGTTCCCCAGTTTAGAAGCGGAATACTTCGTTCCCTTACCCTGCTTCCCTATTAAAAGCTCAGGTTTGCCCAGCTTAATGAACTGGTCTATCATCATTCGAGCTAACTGACTTCTGAATATACCCAGTGCATCTTTCCTAGCATTCTGCAACCTCGCAATCATCTCTGTTTCACCAGCCAACAGTATCGCACTGGGGGGAGTATTATACTGTTTTGGAGATAACGGTGCTCCATTACTTATCATATCCTGAAGGTCCGCTCTGGCTGTCTGTCCCGCCCTGTTTATATCACCTCTCGGGACCGGCTCAAACTTCTCACCCTCTTGCACATCAACAGTCTCATCTAACTCAGGTGCAGGTTCAGCAGGTTTTCCGTCAAAGTTCTTTCTCTGCCTCTGATACCCCGGGTACAACCCTGCATATCCCGATGTCTGCTCCAGTGATATAGACCTGGCAAGTTCAGTATAAAGCCCTGCATTGAGAAACAGAACATCCTCCCCTTCGTGTTTCATATAACCCTTACCCCTGAACATAAACCCTGAAGCCGGTATGGCAATCACAAACGGGGGATACCCAAGAGTATTCTTTTGAGCGATGACTTGCTTTCCTCCAACCCATAACTCATTCCTTTTGTCTTCCCAATAGTCTCTGACTTCGTTATCTTGTTCTAGGAGTGAAGGTTTGGTGTATTCTAATCTACCATCCTTAGCTATCTTCTCATATTCCTCGAGCTCCTCCTCCAAGTCTGCCTTACTTCTGAATGTTATCGGGGCTACCCACTTCCCCAATACATAAGGTGTCCATCTCATATCTACAGGTACGCAAGTAATCTTATACTCTCCAGCTACAACTTGAGAACGCCACCTTGCACCGATAGCATACCTGGTACAGACATGATTGCATAACCACCCAAACAATGACGGAATCCCATGTTCGGTTAATAGAACCTCATCAGTCTGAGCCAGGTTATCTTCGACAAACTCCTCTACCAAGTGGGACTGCTTATCTGATATATTCCCCTCAACCACAGTCTGCCACTTACCACCCAGCAAATCAGATATAACGCCATGAGCAAATACTTTAGGCAGGTTTGGTGTTACACTGATTGCATCTCTGAGTTTAGTCTTCCCATCTGGCTTCACGAGCTGGTATGGGTTATCATCCCACATCAGGAGTTTTTCTGTATTGTCCATCCGTTTATTGAGTTCAGACATTGCAGTCTGTCTATTTGTGATTTTATCCCAAGTGTTATCTGCCATGACTACCTCCTTACCCTATAAATAGTTTCGGTATTTGAATCTTCTGTGGCAGTGGAGGTGGTGTCTTTGCATTTATCTCAGAAATCATCATAACCAGAGCAGAAAACGAACACATAGTAAACTTCTGCAACACTCCTCCTGTGTTCTGTGCCATTTCGGTACTTATAGCACAGGCTTCCCCAATACACCAGTCATTCAAGAAAGGACACTTCTTTTTTCTTTCATCACCATTATTTCCCATTCAATTCTCCTTAATGATAACTATTACTATTTACCTGTCTAATATGGGGAGTCTTCCTCGGCTTTTCGGCTACTTTATCTTTCATGGGGCAATCAGGTTCGTGTAGTCCACCTGTGCTTATACGACAATAAGTGCAACCCTCAAGAAAAAAACTTTCGTTCCCCACACTATCTGTAATATAGTGTCCGTAAACCATATCTACCTCCTATTTTGATAGCCTCTTTAAGCATCTAGGGCAGTCTATTACTATTCTAGCTGTGTTGGGGTCTGTTTGTCTATCCTGTGGCCATATAACCTCGTAACATAGTGTCATCAATCCCCGCTTCCTGCTTCCATCCGGTGTAAAAAGCCCGTATGTCCCGTGATAATAACCATGTCTACCTTTCACAGCTTGGAGGTTATCCTGCTCTGCTCTCTTCTTTATTAACTTTAGAAAGCGTGATACTATCTTCATCTTAATACCTTCTCCACTATTTTCCTGATTATGTTCTTAACAGTCAGTTTCCCGATGTGAAACTTGAGCCATAAAGCAACTCTTACCTTTAGTTTAGAGTCCTTCTCCCACTTGATATAACCTCCACTACCTTTCCTGCATATGAATCCCATTGAGTCGGAGTATTCGGGGAATAGCTTTTTATTGTGGAAGTCCAGTATCTCAAATCCCTGACACATTAAGAGTTGCCTTAAAACGCTCGGAGTGAAAACGGATATGTGCCCCCACCCTAACTGGTGGATACTGGATGTGTAAAGATTCGGGACTTCAATGTGTAGGAAACCACCGTACTTTAGGTTATCATAAAACCCACTTAAAACCTCGCATAAGTCTGTGCAGTGCTCCAAGACACCATAACATATTATCAGGTCAAACTTTTTGTGAATCTCACAGGGATAGTAACCTTGAATGATGTTATGACCTAAACTCTTGCCATATTCCGCCATATCCTCGTTAGGCTCTACACCGTAAGTGTCCCAGTCTTTGTATGCATCAAGACACCCACCAGTCCCACAACCTACATCCAGTACAGCCCTGTCTTTACTATGAACCCTGAAATGTTTATACTGGTAATCATATAGTTTCTGCCCTTCAAACCTTAACTGGTCAGTGTACCTATCTAATTCCTCAATAGTTCTTACTTCGTGATATGTCCCCTTCCACCTGTTGTAATCTATGTCCAGAAAGACTAGGGAACAAGTATCGCAATACCTGTATATAACTCGGTGTTGAGGATTGTGGACTTTCTTCTCCGCATCCAGTATCACCGAACCTTGCGACCCACATAAGTAACACTTATTCATATTAACGGCTCTACTGCGGTATAGCCCTTTCTAAAGTATGGACAATTATAAGCCGTGCTATTGCCAGTTAGAACTTTTGATATACCACATTCAGGGAGCTCATAATCAGTTTTGATGACTACCCCTTGAGAATGGAGATAGGCGAGAACATGGTCGATGATATATTCAGTAGGTACTCTGTCAAATCCCTTATAGTCCATTAGGGATACAATCGCCCCTTCCCTTATCTCTTCTTGTTTCATAGACCCTCTCCCCTCTTTTAGTGATTACTTACTCTTGAAAGGACTCCCCCACTATTGACTGTCTCAGGAACAAAATCAGACATAAGACCCCTTTCACACGCCATAAGGTGAAACTTTGCCTCTTGGTCTATTGTCTCTCCCTTAAATACAAAACTGAATTTCTCCCTGACATAATTGCTGAGGTCATTGAAGATATAAATCTTGTTTAGCCGGTGCATTGCCTGAACCTTTCTAATCTGTAGTGCCTTAGCTTGGCTATGCTTTGGCTCGCTTATCGGCCACCCTTGAGCCGTATAAGCCTGCCTTTCCCCCTCTTCTTGGTGATTGCCACCTACCCGTCTCAATACATTCCTTCCCTCTGTTATCACCTTGAAAGCCTGAACATGGTCGTAAATACTCATTTCACTTCCAGGCCAATACTCGGCAAATGCAAAGAAATCTCCTGTACCTGGATTACCAGCATAGAATAAGGCGGCCGCATTTACCCTACCAAAGTCATGTCCTGAATAAACATGCCAGCTTTTATCAATCTCGAATCTAGGTATCAGACATACCTTCTCATTAAATGCACTGTAAACTAAACCCTCTAGCCCTTTCCATAGTCCGAGTACATAGCGGTCTTTGTAAATCCCCTCATACTCCGATAGACGCTGTTTGTAGTCATCAGGTAGAGCAGGGTTGTCATAAGAGCTTGCTTGAAAAACATCCCCTCTATGCTCCTGAAAGAACATACGATATAAATAATGAGTCGGCGGCCCGGGGTTAGTCGAAGCAAATATGTGATGAGGAACGTCAGGTAATCTTAATCGCCCCTCTAACATCTGCCAGTCATCTTCGACAGTTTCTATCGCCTCATCAACACCAACCCATCCTATTCCACCAGGGCCGAGGGAACCTAGCTTGAGAGGGTCGTCAAGCCCTCCAAACAGGATTATAGAGCCGTTTACAAGGGTAATTAAACCGCTCTGCTGATTATAACTCTTTATCAGTTCAGCAGGACATACCTTTTTTAGAAATGTCCATAGAGTAGAAAGTTTGATGCTAACATTGGTCTTTCGGCAGATATACCCTATGTTACCAGGATAATCAATAGATAACTTCAACCCTTTGGCACATAGAGCAATTGTCTTGCCGGCCCCAAAAGCACCAGAGAATAATGCGCGGGATGCTTGCGAAGCTACAAACCTGTCCTGTGGCTCGTTTATCGGCTCCCAAACCAGCTTAACTTCTGGCCTTGTCGCTGTTGTCATAGTTCTAACTCAAACTCGCCTTAACACTCTCCATCGTAGGACCACGCACACCATACCTCACCATGCTAAGAAGGTTGACACGCTTCCCATCTAGCCCCATCGTTTCTTTGTCCAGGGCATTGACTATCATTAGAAGTTTGGCAGCCTTCTCTGTATTAACATAAATAGGCTTTGCTCCCCCTACTATAACCTGTGAACCTTCGTCCTGTGAACCCCCCTCTTTGTGAACCTCTTGTGAACCTTTCCGCCTGTTTCTCATGTATTCTTTGTGAACCTCTTTACTCTGGGGCATCTCCTACCTCCAATTCTTTGATATCTTGATACCCTTTCCCGATTACGAATACTATGTTTATGTCTCGCACTGGTCTACCTTCATCATACAAACCATCCATCTTATTGAGTAAGTCTATAGCTGAAATAGGGTTTAGTAGCTTCAATGACCTGTTATACCCGTGCTTTGTCCTCTTGACCGCGTATTCAGTCGCAGCTCCATAGTTTGGTATGTCTTTTGAGAGTGATACCTGACCATCTTCTGAGATAAAGTCTACCAGATTTGCTTTGGCAAACTCAGACAATCGTTCTTTACGCTGAATCTCAGTCATAACGGTATGGCTACTAGCCTCGTTTCTCAGCTCTTCAAGTCTTGCCTGAATCTTATCTCGTTTAGCAAGCCTGCAAGCATGGGAATCAATCAATGTTAGAGCATATTTAGAAGAGTAGCCTGCTTGAATCCAGGCTTCACGTTGAGTCATACCTTTGAAGAGGTTGTTAACAAAGTTTTCTTGCTTCTGAGTTAGCATAAAGACCTCAAAGTCGTAATATACACCCGGGCAAGTTTTGAGGCTTGCCCGGGTAGAAAGGAGGGAATGAAAAAGAAAGCCATATACTTCCTTAATAGCATAATTCTTTGTTTCTGTCAAGTATAAGTTCCCGCACCAACTATCAGATTGGGCAAGTCTTGAGTTTTCGCCCGGTAATGAGGAACACAATCACGACCCCAACAATCCGTCATACCAACAAGTTGTAATTTCAATTTCATAACATCTCCTCTCTATTGGGGGCTACTCCCCCTTAAACCATTTATCCTTGAGCATATCCTGTTGGGCATGAGAGTAACCACTACCATAATCTATCATCTCGCTATCGGTGCTTTCAGGCAAGCTCTGGTCTTCTGCCTCTACCCTTAACCCCTTGATGGCTAGGATTTGGTCAGTATCCCATCCTGCAAACCGCTTTGTCTTGCCACTAATAATGCCCTCAGTTCTCGCCGCTAAGACAATATTGTATATCTCTTCCCTGATTCTTTCCGTTTCAGTCATCTTGTATCTCCTTTATTGGGTGGGGGCTAGACTAGGTATTGCTCCTCATTTTCCGTGGCTTGAAATGGCGGTATCTCAACGAATCTCCAACAGGGAGTATCACAT